TCTGCACTCGCGAGGTGCAGAACTCCATCCTTGAATCAGTCCACAAACTGCTATCAGATCAAGTTGAATCGCTCGGCCTGTCGCATTTCTACGAAATCCAGAAGACAACCATTAAGGGCGCGAACGGATCGCAGTTCATTTTTGAGGGGTTGCGCCACAACATAAACAGCATCAAGTCGATGGAAGGAATTGATGTATGTTGGGTCGAAGAAGCGGAAAAGGTCTCCGACGAATCATGGCGCGTGCTCATCCCAACAATCCGCGCCGACAACTCCGAAATATGGGTGACGTTCAACCCGCACCTGGAGACAGACCCAACTTACCAGCGTTTTATATCAAGCCCGCCATCGGGAGCCGTGATTGTCGCCGTCAACTGGCGCGACAATCCGTGGTTTCCGCCAGTGCTTAATGATGAGCGTCTGGCGATGGAATCCAGTGGCAGCCGCGACTTGTACCTGCATATCTGGGAAGGCCACTGTATGCGCGTGCTTGACGGCGCGGTTTATGCCGACGAAATGCGCCGGATGCGCGAGGAGGGCCGGATAACATCGGTGCCGTATGAGCCGACGAAACCTGTCTCCACGTTTTGGGATTTGGGATGGGGCGACAATACGGCAATCTGGTTTGTGCAGTCGGTCGGTATGCAGTTGCGCGTGATCGACTTTTTGCAGGACAACCGGAAAACACTGGCGCACTATGCAAAGATGTTGCAGGCAAAGGAATACGTTTACGACATGCATCACTTGCCTCATGATGCGAGTCACGGCAATCTCGGGACCGGCAAAACTACCCTGGAAATGCTGCGCGAGCTTGGCCTTAAATGCAAAATCGTCCCGCAAATCGGCATAGACAACGGCATCAAAGCGGCGCGCGCCATGTTTTCAACGGTCTGGATTGATGAAAAAAGATGCGCTGACGGGATTCGGTCTTTAGAGTACTATCACTATGACGAAAACACCGATGGCGGCGCGAAACGCAACCCGGCCCACGATTGGTCAAGCCATGCTGCTGACGCATGGCGGTATTTTGCTGTAGGCTACAAAGAGCGGTCAGAAACGCCGCGTCAACCCAAGCCGCGTGCTATCGGCTCCGGTAGCTGGATGAGTTAATCGCCGTGAGGCGCAGAGGTTCCCGATGACGGACAAGAATCAAGACGCATTCGCCAAGGCGCGCGAACGGTACGAACAGGCGGCCAGCTATTGGAGCGAATGGCGCAAGGCTGCGCGAGAGGACAGGGAGTTCTTTGCCGGAGACCAGTGGTTGCCTGCTGACCGCAACAACCGCGAGATCCAGTGCCGACCTATTCTCACTATCAACCGCCTGCCTGTGTTTGCGCGACAGATCATCGGCGATGCGCGACAGAACAAGCCGAGCATCAAAATCTATCCGGCCGAAGATGGCGATGTTGAGATTGCTGAAATATACGAGGGATTGATTCGCAACATCGAGTACGTCAGCAGCGCGCCGGATGCCTACGACACCGCGTTTGAATCGGCGGTCATCTGCGGAATCGGAGCATGGCGCGTCTGCACCGACTACGTGAGCGATGACGCCTTTGAGCAGCACATCCTGATCGAGCGCATCCGCGAACCGCTGAGCATCACAGTAGACCCCAACGCCGAGCGCGCTGATTTCTCAGATGCCGAATGGTTGTTTTACGAATACGACCTGAGCAAGGAGGAGTTCAAGCACAAATGGCCAGACCAGGACTTGAGCGACTTTGCCACATCTGACGCCATGCCGGGGTGGCTTGATCGTGATTCTGTTCGCGTTGCCGAATATTGGTTCAAGGAGCGCGCCAAGAAGACGATTTACCTGCTGGGCGACGGAACCGTAACAGACAAGATGATTCCAGGGCTGCAAGTCATCCGCCAGCGCGAGGTCGAATCGGTCAAGGTCAGGCGCGCCACGATGGCGGGATGGACATTTCTCGATGATCCGCAGGACTGGCCGGGGACAATGTTCCCGTTCGCCATCGTCACGGGCGAAGAGTACCGCATCAAGAACAAGACGGATTATCGCGGCATTGTCCGAAACGCAATTGATGCTCAGCGTATGTATAACTATTGGCGCACGATGGAAACTGAAAACATCGCGCTGGCTCCCAAAACGCCGTTCCTTGTCGCCGATGACCAGATTGAGGGATTGGAACAGGAGTGGAACAACCTCAACACCGTTCCGATGCCATACGTCCGGTACAACGCCAACTCGCAAGCGCCGATGCCGCACCAGATCCAGCCTCCGCAGATTCCGACAGCATACGCTAATGCATCAGCGGTATGCGTGGACGAAATCAAATCCACGACCGGCCTGTTTAACGCAAGTCTCGGCGAGGGCGGAACCGAATCGAGCGGGCGCGCAATCCTGGCGCGTCAGCGCGAGGGCGATACCGCTACATTCTTGTGGGTGGACAATCTCAACCGCGCCATCCGCTACACCGGGAAGATCCTCGTTGAACTCATCCCGAAAATCTACGACTCCGAGCGCATCATCCGCGTGCTTGGCCCTGATGCCAGCAATGAGCAAGTTGCAATCAATCGCGTCGTCGGCGATGGCATGGGCGGAACCACGATTATCAACGACCTGTCATTCGGCCGCTATGACGTGATTGTGGAGTCTGGCCCGTCGTTTGCCACCAAGCGCGTCGAAGCACTCAACAACATGGTTGAAATCGCCCGCATGAATCCGGCCATCATGCAGGTGGCTGGTGACCTGATGGTTAAGGCGATGGACTGGGAAGGCGCGGAAGAAATTGCTGAGCGACTGAAACTGATGCTGCCTCCGCAGATTTTGGCAGCCGAGAAACAGGGCGAGGATGGCGAAGATGGACAGAGTATTCCGCCAGAGATTCAGGCGCAGATACAGCAGGGTATGCAGCTTATCGAGCAGCAGAAGGCGCGCATTGATGAGCTGGAAGATGAGCTTGAGGACAAGGACGAAGATCGGCGCTTGAAACAATACGAAATCGACGTGCGAGCTGAGATTGAGGCCGCCAAAATTGTTGCAGCCAATCCTGACGCATCGATGATCGCCGCCCAGGCTGCGCAGATACTGGCCCAGCAATTCATGAATCAGGCCGCTTCCATGCAGGATGTCACGGAATCCGGAGAGTATGAGCAGGAGTTGCCGGAACAGCCTGAACAGATGGAAATGCCTGTTGATGAGCCGGTGGAGATGCCGGAAATGCAGCCAACAACCGAATATATCCCTGATTTACCAGAAATCACCGGCAACGAGCCGGAGGAGTTGCCGCAATGACCGAACGTACCATGACCATTGTTGGTCAGCAAAACCTGCTTTCAGGTGTTGCGCTGACCATCACACCGACCGATCCGACATGCGAGGCGTATTACGTTTCGTTCGACCTGGTTTCCGGGTCGCCAGCCGCAGGAACGACGGCGGTTACAGCCAAAGCCTACAAGGGCGGATCGGAATCCGTCATCGACCTGTCTACCGGCTCGGCGCTAAACATTGACCCGACGGCGCTGAAGTCGTTTACGATCAATCAGCCAATCGACAGCATCACGTTCACGCCTTCCGGATGGACGGCGAGCGTCGTTGTCCGCGTGACGCTGACGGCGCTGACAAGCAACACGTTCAAGATGACTTGATAATTCGCGTTATGTAGGCGTAATATCTGTTACACCGACAGGCGGCGGCTAAACCGCCTGAATCGTCGTGATGACGAACCATCCCAGCACACACGGCCAATTTATTAGGCTGGCCGTGCAGACGGAGCCTCTCAAATGTCTGAACAAGACAGCGTTATCGACGCGCCATTGACCGACACACCTGCTGAAACGGTCGCAGCAGAACCGCAGGCTGATGCAGCCGACGATACCCAGCAAACGACAGAAGCAACCGATTCAGCCGCCGATGAAGGCGCAGAAAGTGAACCGGCCGAACTGCCCAAGGGAATCAAAAAACGCATCGACACCCTGACGCGCCAGCGTTACGAACGAGACGCCCGCATAGCCGAGCTTGAAGCGCAACTGGCAGCCGCTAAACCGCAGCCCAAGGAACCGCAGCCACAAGACTTTGCAGACCTCGAAACGTACCTGGAGGCGAAAGCCGAGCATATCGCAAACCAGAGACTGAGCCAGACCCAGCAGGCCGCCACGCAAGAGGCTATCGTGCAGGAAAAGGCGCAGAACTTTAACCAGCGCGCGGCGGAATTTCGTCAGAGCGCACCGGATTTTGATCAGGCCATCGCGGCGGTTCCTGCGGTGCTGATGAAGCCGGATATGGTCGAGGTGATTCTGGACATCGATGAGGGTCCACAGGTGGCGTATCACCTGGCGACGAACCTCCACGAATGTGCGCGAATTGCATCGTTGTCAGGACGCCAGCAGGCTCTGGAGATCGGCAAACTGGCCGCCAGACTTGCAGCAAAACCCGAACCGAAACGCATCAGTGCAGCGCCTGAACCCGTCAAGCCAATCAAACCGACAGGTTCAACGCAGAAACGTCCGGAAGACATGACGATGGACGAATACGCGAAGTGGCGAAATGCGCAGTTGCAGAAGCAGCGTCGATAACTTTTTGAGAGGCCCATATCATGGCTAATACCCTGCTGACCCCGACGATGATCACGCGCGAAGCCCAGATGGTTTTGCACCAGAAGCTGAATCTCGTTGGCAACATGAATCGTCAATACGATTCCCAATTTGCCCGCACTGGCGGCAAGATCGGCACGTCGCTGAACCTGCGCGTTCCTCCGAAATACACCGTCCGCTCTGGTGCAACCTACTCGGCACAGAATGTGGTTGAGCGCCAAGTCGCACTGCCCTGTGCTACCCAAAAGGGCATCGATTGCACCATCTCCGATGTCGAAATGGCCATGTCGCTGGAGAACTTCCGCCAGACGATCCTGGAACCGGCGATGGCTCAACTGGCTGCGCAAATCGAATACGACACGCTTGCCGGTGTGTATACCAAGGTTCCGAATTACGTCGGCACCGTATCTAGCCAAATTGATTTCAAAAAGTTCCAGCAGTGCGGCCAGGTATTGACAGAAAACCTCGCGCCGGTTGACCGCAACCGCATCATGGGCCTGAACCCGTCCAGCCGCGTCGAGTTCTCCGATGCCGTAAAGGGGCTGTTCCAGTCATCCGACAACATCGACGCTCAGTATCGTGAGGGCAAGGTTGGTCGCACTGGCGGTTTCGACGTGTACGAAAACACGCTGATTCCCGCGCACACGACCGGCACCTATGGCGGCACCCCGCTGACCAACGGCGCGAACCAGGGCAGCACCGGCTCCGGAAACGCAGTACCCGCAACGACTGACCTGATTACCGACGGCTGGACGGTTACGACGACCGTCCTGAAAGCTGGCGACATCATCACCATCGGCGACGTGTACGAGGTCCACCCGGAAACCAAGGTCAGCTTGGGCCGATTGAAGCGGTTTGTTGTTGTGTCCGATACCACGACCGACGGTTCCGGCAATAGCACCATCACCATCAGCCCGGCCATCATCGCTGGCGGCGCGTATCAGAACGTTACCGCCCGCGCTGCTGACGGCAAGGCGATTACCGTGCTTGGCACTTCTGCTACCGCCTACGGTCAGAACCTCGCGTTCCACCGCGATGCGTTCGCCTTCGTGACCGCCGACCTCGTTATTCCCAACGGCGTCGATATGGCGGCCCGCGAGGTTTACGACGGCATCTCGATGCGATTTGTGCGCTGGTACGATGGCGATACCGGCGACTTTAAGAGCCGTTTCGACATCCTCTACGGCTATGCTGCGGTATATCCGGAGCTGGCCTGTCGTCTGGTGCATCAACTGTCGTAACCCGCTACACCCTGAGCCGGGTTCGCCCGGCTCTCACCATTCCACGGAGGCTGAATTATGGCTACTGTTGGCGATGTTTTATCCTCCGCATTGCGTCTCGCTGGCGTTCTGGCCGCCGAAGAATCCTTGAGCGCAGACCAGTCCGAAAACGGTATCGAAACGCTTAATGAACTGCTTGCCATGTGGGGCACTACCCGCATGAACAGATCCGGCAATCAGCAATTGACGTTTACCCTGACCGATGAATCCGTGACGTTCGGAACTGGCGGCGATGTTTCTACCCGCATCCAGGGCGCATCATCTGTCATTGTCAGGTCTGGCGGACTCGATTACACACTGCGCGAGATCAGCGTCGACGATTACGCCACGATCCCGCTGAAATCAACAGGCGGCACTCCAGAGGTGTTTTGTCTGGACAACGGCTACCCGCTCAACACGATGCGAATTTACCCGGTTCCGTCTTCCGGTATGCAATTGCGCGTGGATGCGGTTGTGGCAATGGCCGAATACAGCAGCGTATCCGATACCGTTAACCTGCCGCCTGAGACCAGAAAGGCGCTGCGCGAGGCGCTGGCAGTACATTTTTGCGCTGAATATGGCATCGATCCGTCTGCTGCGCTGATTGCCATGTCGCGCCAATCACAGGCCGCCATGCGCCGAGCCTATCGTGTCCCTGCCGCTCGGTTTGACCCGGCATTGCCGAACGTGAGCCGGTTTGATGTCAGGACCAATCAGGGAGCCTATTGATGCGTATTCCGCTCGCTGGTGGCCAGAACAAGCGATTCAGCGTCAATCAGGACGCGCAGACGCTGGTCAACCTGTATCTGGATGCCGACAGCGAGGAACCGGAAACAAGCCCTGCGATGTACAAGGTGCCGGGAAAGTCGTCGTTTTCCACTGTGGGAACCGGCCCCATCCTGGCCATGATTGAATTTGGCGGCGCAGTTCTGGCGGTATCGAACGACGAGGTTTACCGCATCGACAGCAACGGAAACGAGACGCTTGTCGGGTCGATTTCATTCCTCAGTCCGTCGGTAGCGTGCTCCAAAAACCGATATCAGGCGATATTCGTCACCGATTCCGGCGCATGGGTCAGCAACGGAACATCGTTGACGCAGGTTACCGACCCTGATTACCCCGGATCGCTGGTCGTCGATTACCTCGGCGGCTATTTCATTTTCGCCATACCAGACAGCCAGCAGTTCTACGTCAGCGCCATCGACAATGGCAGCAGCTACGACGCGCTGGATTTTGCTCAGGCCGAGTCGAACGTCGATGACATCGTGACACTGATTGTCGATCACGAGGAGGTCTGGCTGTTTGGCACCGACACAACTGAAATCTGGTACAACTCCGGCACATCTGATTTTCCGTTTGCCCGCCGTCAGGGCGCGACGATGGAGGTTGGTTGTGCGGCGCGTCAATCGGTGGCGCTGGCGGATAACACGATATTCTGGCTCGGTCGTAATCAGTCAGGTTCAGGCGTTGTCTATCGTGCCGATGGCTACAATCCGCAGATCATCAGCAACCGTGGCATCGAGTACGAAATATCGCAAATGGCGCAGATTGATGACGCCATAGCCTACGCCTATCAGGATTCCGGACACACGTTTTATGTGCTGACGTTTCCTGTTGGCGGAAAGACGTTTGTTTACGACGCATCCATCCAAGATCCCGGCAAGGCGTGGCACGTTCGCGAAACATACGGCAAGGATCGTGACCGTGGAAACTGCCATGTTTTCGCATTCAACAAGCATCTGGTCGGTGACTTTGAAGACGGAATCGTCTGGGAATTGAGCCGTGACGCGTTCGACGATGGCGGACTGCCGATTGTCTGGGAGCGCACGTTGCCGCGCATCATTTCCGATTTCAAGCGCCTGTTTTTCCGCGAACTGGTCATCAACATGGAGCGTGGTGTAGGTCTGGTTGATGGATCGGTGCCGAAAATATATCTCGACTGGTCAGACGATGGCGGCCATACATGGTCCAGCAAGCGCGATGCCAGCATGGGAACTGTCGGCAACTACCTGCCAATGGTCGTGTTTAACCGTCTCGGCTCTGCCCGTGAGCGGGTTTTCCGTATTAGCGGGTCCGACAGCGTCAAAACGGTGATCCTAGGCGGATACATCGAAGTGGATAAGGGGAACCATCCATGACGACGCCCATTATCCCGCCGCCTCCGACGCAGCCGCTCAGCAGCGATCGCGCGCTATATGACTGGCTTTATGTCGTCTATGCGGCAATCAATGGCATCGATCCTGGAACGGAAACCATCGGCCAATCTGCCGACCCGTCTTCCGGAATCCTGGCGCTCGGTCTGGCTGGCGCAGCTATCAAGGATGCGCAATCCTACGCGCTGATGGCGTCGCGAGTTCGTGAGAAGCCAGCAGAGTCCGCGCCGCCTGTCATCGCCCGCATTGATGCCGCAAAACTGGCTCAAGATGCGGCGATGTTGTCGCCCGCAAGAATTCCGCTCCCTAAACAGATGTCAATCCGCTTGCTGAGCGCATCGGCATCCATTGCAACTGGCGAGTTTGCCGACGTTGATGCGACATCCGGCGCGGTAACGATAACGCTGCCGCCAGCATCAACCAATAGCGGGAAAATGATCGGCGTTGCCAAATCCGACGCATCCGGTAATTTCGTCACGCTGTCCGGGCAGGTCAATGGCGCGGCGACGACAGACCTGACAACGCAATATACGGCCATTTTGCTTATCAGCAACGGCACAGAATGGAGGGCGTGGTGATAACGGCAGAGGTTACGAGCGGGTCCGCGTCAGAAATGACGGCAGCAATCACCTGGAACGAGATACATTAGAGGCTGACCATGACAATTACCGCAAAACAACTCATTGCGCCGCAGCACATCACCAACGCTGCCGCAACCTATTACACGGCAACACGCGTCACCGGGCGCGTCGATATGATGACGGCGACAAATACCGATACGTCGGCGCATACCCTGACCGTTCACATCGTGCCATCAGCAGGAAGCGCGGCGACAGGCAACAAAATCATATCTGCGAAATCCATCATGCCTGGAGAGACCTATGTATGCTATGAAATGCTAGGACATGCCATTCCGTCCGGGTCGTTCATCCAGGCGCTTGCCGATGCAAATACCGCTATCGTGCTGACGGCGAGCGGAATTGAAATCAGTTGATGCTGTCCTTGCTGCATGGGATGCCAGCAAATGGCAATTCCCTTCCGGCTACGGGTTCGATGATTTCGCGCTGGATACGTCAGGATGGGATGTATGGCCGGTGGTTGTTGATGGCGTACTGGCTGGAGCAATAATGGTAAATGGTCCAGAGTTGCATTGCTGCATCAAGCCGGAGTTCTTCCGGCGCTGGGCCACACTGGGAATGTACCGGCGCGTAATGCGGCACAAGGCGCTGCATGGTAGACTGGTGACAAAGGTAAACGTCGATCATGACGCCGGGCGCGAGTTTGTAGAGCGGTTTGGATTCAGGTGCGTGCAGAGTGTTGGCAGCACATTGATATATGAGATGAGGTAGATATGGGCATCGCAGAAGGCGTTATGGTTGTCGGATCGCTAATCAACGGCGCGATGGCTGCGCGTTCAAGCAGGAAGGCGTCAAAGGCGCAGACGAATATCGCGGCGGCACAACAGCGGCTAGAGGATGCGCAATATCAGCAATCTCGGGCCGATACCATGCCGTGGCTGACAACTGGCCGACAGGCGCTGAATCAACTGTCTGCCATGACGCAGCCCGGATTCGACTACCGCCAGCTTGAACAAGACCCTGGCTATCAGTTCCGACAACAACAGGGAGAGAATGCTCTGTCTCGGGCGATGGCGGCGCGTGGAATGCTGAACTCCGGCGCGGCGATGAAAGAGGCGGCGCGGTTTAATCAGGGATTGGCATCGGATGAGTTCACCAGCGCCTACAATCGGCTTGCTGGTCTTGCTGGAACTGGCCAGACGGCAGCCGGAAATCTCGCCAGTCTGGGCAGCCAGTACATGCAGTCAGCCGGTAACAATGCCGGTCAGATGGCCAATGCTCGTGCGTCAGCGTATGCAGGCCGAGCACAGGCGCAACAGAACGCACTTGCTGACATTATGGGCATGGTTGGCTCTGGTGCGTTCGGCGGCCTGTTTGGCGGTAAATCCATCGGCAACAGCGGTTACGGCCTGAAAGAAAAGCTGTAACGGGAGGAACCATGCAACTCGACACGCGGTTACCGCTGGCAGCAATTGGCGAGCGCATCAACCCGGCTGGAATCATGCAACAGGCGGCGCAATTTCGGCAGCAGCAACAGGCTGGAGCATTGCAGCAGCGTCTAGCTGAACTCAAGGCCAGTCGCGAGGCTGATTTGATGGAGCGCCGTCAACGCGCCGTCCGTCGCGTCTACTCGCAAATCCAGCAGGCAGAACAGGGGCAGCCCGCTCAGTTTGAGCCTGTGCCGATGAATCATGGGCCGGTTATCAATCAACCTGCCTATGGTGAGATGCGTGAGACATCTCCAGCGGTTGCGCCGCGAGAAATGACGCAGGAAGAAATCCAGCAGCAGATGGCGCGCGCGTTGTTTGCTGAGGGAGATTATGAAGGCGCATTTGAGGCGATGAAGGCGGCGCGTTCTGGTCAGGTGTCTCAGGCTAAACCGTTCGGACCGCAAACCAAGACTGGACCAGATGGCATGGAATACGCGCTCAACATGATGACTGGTAGGTTTGAGCCTACGGGGTTCAAATCTGCGCCTGAGCAGCCGAAGCGCAACATCGTATTGAGGGAAACGGGTCGAGGCATCGAGGCGATTGATGTTGCCAGTATCAAGCCGGGAACAGTTCTGCCAGCACCGGCAGCAGCACCAAGGCAGCCACGAACCCATATCGTACAAGATGAGACTGGAACATATTTGATTAACCTCGACAACCCATCATCGCCCGCTGTCCAGGTAACGA